AACTGTAAGAGGTGCTACTTCTTCATATGTACCACTGCCTAAATAAATTGTATCACCTGTTGTTGCAACGGTTAATGCTTTTGCAAGTGTTAAGAATGCTTCATTCTCTGCTCCACCGTTGTTTGTATCAGCACCGTTTGTATGTACAAAATAACTGTTGCCTTGTTGTAATAATAAATTTGTACCATTAGCAAGTACTAGTCCTGTACCAGAACTGTTTATGTTAATATTTGTATTTGAATTAGTTGCAAAAATACCTGTGTTGTCAGCATCACCGTCAACTAGGATATTACCAAATCTTAATTCTTCACCAGTTAGGTTTACGTTACCACCTGAAGTAACTTCAAGTCCATAAATGTTTACAACGCCTGTACCGTTTGCACGAATAATTAAATTTTCATTTGTATTTTGTGGTTGAATGGTATTGTCAGTAATTTGTACACCACCAATGTTACCTTGATTAGAATCAATAGTTTTCCAACGCTTACTTGGATTACCTAAAACATATTTGTCTGATTCATCTGGTAAAATGTCACTTACAACATCTGCATTAAAAGTAATGTTGTCTGTGTTACCATCACCAAGTGTAATATTTCCTGCCGCAGTAATTGTTCCACTTGCAAATAAATTACCTGTTACATTTGTGTTACCAACTAATTCAATTGTACCAACACCGTTTGGTCTTAATTCAATTGGAGCATTTGAATCTAAAGTTGTAATATAGTTGTCATTGATTTCCAATGAATCAACATGAATTTTTGAATGATAGATAACAGGATCATTACCTGCTGGTAATAATTCAATTGTTCCTAAGTTGGATGAAATTGTGTTGTTTTGTAAATTTAAGTTACCAACGGAAACTTGGTTTGTTGCTTGTAAATTTGTTGCGTTTATAGTGCCGTTAACATCTACGTCATAGGCTGGACTGTTGGTCTTAACACCAATTCTATTGTTGCTTACATCTAAATATAATAAATCCGTTTCAAATGCTAAATCCACTCCATTACGTAGCAAATTTGCCTTCAACAACGGACCTGAAATTCGACCGACGGCCATTGTGTTCTCCTATAAACGGGCATCCTGTGCCACTAACCACATTACATAGCGGGTTAACCACTGTTTGTCCTGTAAACCTAATTCGGTCAAGTTTACATTAACAGTATTTAGTCTTTAATGGAAAAAGGGTATAGTTGGCTTAGTCAAAACCGTGTATTACAACAACATCTTTACCCAAAGGTACAGCACTATCAAAGCGTAGGTATTGTCCACCTTGTCCTTGTATCATAGTGTAGTTTACGCCTGCAATTTGAACAACGTTTTCTACTAATACTAAAACGTTTGCGGCTGTTGCTGGTGTAGGACTTAAAGGTCCAAACTCTTGATTTGTTGCATCTCCAGTACCTAAGTTTTGTACTGTGATTGTATTAGGACGCATAGTTCTTGCTTGTTCCCATGCGTTGTTTACATAAAATTCAAATTCATTTTCTTCTGTGTTATATCTTATCTGTCCATTCTCGGGATATGCTGGACGTTCTGCATTTGATCCCATAGGAACCTTTACTGCATAATTTGTACCAAGAACAACTTGACCATTCGCTTCAACAGAAACACTAGGATCTGTGATAAGTTTAGAGTTCAATTGTTGTTTTTTAACAAATCTCATTACACTGCTACCGTACTAATTGTTGCACTAATTGTAGCCGGTGATGTTGTTTGTGCTACAATAGTATCTCCGTTTGCAAGGACTAATCTTTCACTATCCATAATAAAAGTTTCTCCTCCAGGAATTTTTAATTGATGTAATATTTTATTTTCATCACCTGCTGAACCACCACTTGGTACAATATGTAAATCTAAAAATGTATCTGCATCTGTTAAAACGTTTCCTGCGCCAGTAATATTATCTGTGTCTTGATAGTTACAAAATATCATACTTGTAACTGCTGATTCACCACTACTGGTGTAAAGTGTTGTTAATGTAGCATCTATAAAGTTGTTTGTAATCGCCATTGTTTTTCCTAAAATAACATGCTATAAAGCAATGCTTTCTTTTTACTTACTAATTCATCTCTAGTACTAGATGTATTTACAAAATATAGTCCAGAACCGCCTTCTGCTTGGGTTTGAGAATATAGTTTAATTCTACCACTATCTGCACTTGGAGCAGTTGGACTTACAACACCTTCAATACTTAATACATCACGTACAACCACTTCTCCTGTGCCGTTAGTTTCTAAAAATAAACTATTATTTGATGTTTTTGGACGTATTGTAGTTCCGTCTATTTGTAGTTCTTGTAATTCTGTAGTAATACCGTTTACACTAAATCGTTGTGTTCCGTCTACATTAATAGTAAACTGTGATAGCGGATCGCCATCACTAGTATCAAACACTTCAGCAATAGTATTGCCTGCTGTCATTCTACTAATAGCCGCTCCTGCAACCGCAGTATCTACATACTTCTTATTTGGAATATCATCATCGTCTGTTACGTTAGTTTCATAGTCACTTGTTCCTGTAACACTAACAACAGCATTAGGAGCATTTTGTCCTAGTAATAATAAATCTTCACCTGAAGTTTCAACTACGTGTGCTTGGATTGCTCCAAGACTTGATCCTACTTTAAATGTAAAAACACCTTCTCCTGTACCACCATTTGGTTGTAAGTATGATAATGTGTCATCAAATAACATAGTAGCCGGTGAACTTGAAGGACCTCTATATATATTAAGTCCTGCTTGTCCTAAACTAATACCGCTTCCGCTTGTTTCGCCTGAGTTGATAATAATAATATTATCTTCAATCGACATGTTAGCAGTTTGAATTGTAGTTGTAGCACCAAGTACAGTCAAATCGCCGGTAATTCTTACTTCTGGAGTTTCCATAGTAAGTCGTGTTCCGGTACTAGTGGAAGTTACGATTTTGTAATCACCTGTTACTTTAAGTACATCTACTGCCATTTGATTAAGGATCCTTTGTTTATAGTATTATTTAGTCAAGAGAAAAGGGCAAAGCGAACTTTGCCCTCTCCTAATGTTAATAACCAACGATTATGCGTCTTCTGTGAAGTCGTCGTCGTCTGTTCCAACTAATGTGTTATCGTCACCTGCTTCTTCAACTTGTGCCGCACCATCTGCAGTACTAGTTGCAAAGTTCCAAGGAACACTTTGTCCGTCAAATGCGTTTGCACCTGTAGCACTTGGAGCAGATAAAGTTGCTTTACGTCCAGAAATTTTACTTACTGTGTAAGTTTCTGCATCATCCATTTTGAATGAAATAGCCATTTCGCCTGCCGCTAATGCCGCTGGTAATTTACCAGTTGTTAGTGTACAAGTGAATTCACCTGCTGTGCCAATTTCTTCACAAACAAATTTCTTTGAACCTTTTTGCTTTACGATATAACCTTCTTTAACTGCTGTGCCGTTATGAAAGTTTACTTTGATCTCGTTACCACCTGCTGTAGGTGTTCCGAATAATCTTTTATTAAGTGGTCTTCCCATTTTTTTTCTCCTATTAAGTAGTCCTATCTGGGTTCTATCCAGTACGCTGTGGGTACAGCATAAGTCCATTACACTATTGTAATTTCCTATTTGACAGTAATATTTAGTCTAGTCTAGTAAACAAATGCATAAGATGTACAGAACTAAAATCTTTTACAAGCCGATTAATTTTAGCACATTGGTCTTTGTGTTCTAATATTACACTATCACGTCTTTGTTGTCTGTACTTTAATTCTATATTACTGAGTTTGTTTATTTCACTACGCATTCCACTACAAAACTTTGCAATATCAAATTTAAACTCTGGGGCTGTTTTTCCAAGAGTACGTATCTGAGTTTCTATGTCGGGCCAGTCTAGACTTGATGTTATTTCTGTAATACTCTCTTGCATACAAATATTTATCAGTCATAAAAAAAGGGCGACCAAAGCCGCCCTTTTCTGTATTTTGTAACTAATCTCTTACGAGAATGATACGTTTGCTGTTGTAATAGCAACTTTACCTAAGTAGTCACCAGCGTTACCTAAAGATGACGCAGTGTTAGTAAGTTCTACATAACCATAACGTGTCATGAAGCCTACTACTGGCTCAAAAGTTTCAGGATCTAATACTACACCTGAACTCATTAGTGGAATGTATGGGCAATAAAACGCCGCCGCATCCGCTTCTGATGAACCTTTGTAACCAACAAGTACTTGGTTGTTGTCTTCTGCAGTTGTATCAGCCATGTAAGCGTCAACATATACTCTCATAGCGTTATTCAAAGTACCTACAAATTTAGTATTTGTTGGTGCTTCAAAAGTACCTTCAGTTGTTCTTGCAAACGCTGAAGTTGTAGCAGATTGTAGGATAGTTAATGCTTGGTTTGAAACCACTGCAAAGTTACCTGCACCTCTACGTGTACGCTGTGCGATTTTGTTAGCAGTTCTGTTGATTTGAACAGCAAGTGCCGCATGTTCATCACCAACAAAAGTTGCTGTACCGCTTACAGCCGCTTGGTCGTAAGTTTCTTCAACTGAAGCAAGTGAACGAAGAGATGTTAAAATCTCTTGGTCAATCTCAGCAGTAATCTCTTGTGCAAGAGCCGCCATGATTTCCGCTTCAATATCGATACCTTGTTGTGCTTGAGCATCTTGTGCCGCTTCAAACGTCCAACGTGCAGATAGTTTTCTTGACTTCGCTTCTACTGCTTGTTTTAAGATTTGAATTGACAATCTGTTACCTGCACTACCTTCAAGTGCCGCAGTCGAAGCCGCTTTACCTGATGTACCGTCACCAGCATATGCTTGACCGATTTTGAATGGTGATAAAGCCTCATCACCTGCAGTCACATCATTTGCAGTTCCTGTAGCGTTGTTAGTGTCCGAGTAACGTACTCTTAGTGTGTGAATTTGTGACACTGGTCCAGTCATTGGTTGTACACCTACGATTTCATTTGCGATAACCGTTGGCATTACACGTCTAATTACTGGAAGAATCACTCTGTTTAGTGTTGCAACATTTCCTGCGGAAGTTGCACCAGCAGTTGCCGACTCAGCGAGATAACGTCTAGTATTCTCGAGAGTGACATCCATCACGCTTTTCTTGTGTCCGTTAAGACCTTCTAGAAGTGCGCCTTTGGTAGCCTGCCAATTTTCATTGATCATTTCTGACATTTTGTCCTTCTCCTTTTAGTTTAATCCCGCTAATTTGCGGAGTTGTATTAAGTTTGACTTTTCTTCTACCGGTTGAGTAGTTTCTTTATTGCCTGTTACTTCTGTGCTTTCATTAAGTGCCTTTTTAACAGTTTTAGAAGTTTTTCTGTCTTCCATTACTGCTGGTAGATATTTGTCAAATGCTGTGTGCAATTTTTCAGTTTGCACTGACTCTAGTAGTTCAGACATAATTTCACTTTTGTCTTTACCTAGCGGAGTCAATAACTCATTCATCACTGCAACACGTTTCGCGGAATCTTTAGCAACATTAATTTCTGCTTCCTTAGACTCAACTAGAGTATCCTTCTCTGTGATGGTTTTCTTAGCCTCAGCCAATTTTTCTTCTTTCTCAGCAACAAGTTTCATTAACTTCGCAGTTTCTGATTTCTCGTTTAAGTATGAGTTAGAATATTCATTAGCAAACGCTTCGAATAGTTTTCTACCAAAATTGTTTTCACGTGCTGAATGAATATCTTCTTTCAATTGTGAAATCTCTTTTGCTAGTTTAGTACTTACAGTTTCCTTAACAATTTCTGCTGACTTAGCAACAAATTTTGCTTTGACTTCTGCAAATTTAGTTTTGGCTTCTTTTACAAGTTTAACCTTGGTTTCTGCCAAATCTTTTTTGTCCTCTGCGAACTCGTTGATTTCATTTGCAAGTTGTTTGACAACAAAGTCTTCCAATTTTGAAAAGTTTTCTGAAACCTTATTACGGTCTTCATGCAACTCTCCAATTTCTTTAGTCAATTGCTTGAGCATAAACTCTTGCAATTTCTCAGAGTGTTCACTGACTTTCTTCTTATAAGATACAGTTGCTTCCGCAAGTGCCTTCTTATCTTCAGCAATTTCAGCAATCTCTGATTCTAAACGTTCGGAAATCATTTTGTCAATCGCTTCGACCATGTTTGATTTATCATGCTCATAACGATTTGCAAATTCCTCACGGAGTTCAGCAGTAACAGTGTCTTTGTTTTCCTTGATCTTCGCGTCCCACGCTTCTTGTAAGTCAGAACGTACTTCCTCACCTAGAATACCTGTTTCGAAAAGTTTGTTAAACATATCACTCATTTGCTTCTCCTTTGTTACTCCAAGCCTTTTATGACTCGTAGCATCTGTTCTTTGAGATACTTCTGTGCTTTAGCATCTTTCGATACTTCGTGTGCCGCCCTAATTGCACTATAACCACCCTTTGTATTCATTAAGTGTTCATAGATTGGTGTCGGGTAAGCACCCGGCGCACTTGGTTGTGCTACCACATCAACTGTGATAATTTCAAATCCGTTAACTTCTCCAGTGGATTCATTAACTTCACCTGCTCCTCGTGAACTGACTCCCAGTTTCACACCTGACTGTAACATGGTTTTTACAAGATTACCCATCGGGGTAGGCAAAATTTTCATCTTACCAAACCCGTTAGGGCCATCCATCCACATATCAGTAATCATATGCGATACACGATCTAAATTGACCTTTAAATCATCTGGGTGATCAACTTCACCTAGTACAGAATAACCGCCGTCGATCTGATCCTTGAGCGTTTTAACAGCGTTGCCTATCTCGGAGACAGGGTAGATTCGCTGGTTAGCGTTTTTAACACCACCCTGAATACAGATGCCTTTTAGATAAAGGTCTTTTTCAGAACCTTCACCTATTGACTCAAGTGTGACTTTCGCCTGATCGAACGTAAGATGTTCTCTTAAGTATGCCATATTAGCAAACTCCTAATTATTCAGCACTCTTTGGTGCAGATGCCTTCTTATAAGTGTCTCCGGCTTTTGAACCTGGTTCATTCTCGAAAGATTTTCCCATGTCTTTTGGCTTTTGAGCACTACCGCCCTTTTCTTCACTACCGCCGATAGCATGTGCTTTAGCATCGTTAGGTGCTTTAGCGTTACTTGCTACTGGTGAAGTAGTTGCATCAGCGCCTTCGGAATTGGATGGAGCAGAAACTTTTTCTACGTATTCACGCATAGTTTCGCCAGCGGATTTTGCTTCTGTTGCTTCATCTACATTTTCTACTTCTTCGTCTGTTGACTCAATAGCAGGTTCAAATGCTTCCTTATCGGCTTCTTCTGATTCTTCTTCGTCGCCTTCTTCTGCATCATCTTCGTCTTCTGGTTTGTCGTCCATCATGGCTTCAAACTCATTTTTAAGATCGTCTAATGCATCTTCAAGGTCTACAACGCGGTCTTCAATATCACCATGCTCTTCTTCATGATCATCCATTTTACCGTCATCGTCGAAATCCATTTCGTCTTCTTCATCACCGGATACTGCTTTCATCATCATATCTGTTGCATCTCCGCCGACTTCCTCGACTGATTCGTCTTCAAAGTTTTCTTCAACTTTGTCTTCTTTTTCTTCTGCGTCAGTTGCTTCTTCAACTTCGTCTTCTTTTGACTCTTCAGTTGCTTCTTCAACTTCGTCTTCTTTTTCCTCAGACTCAATAAGTCCTTGGTAAATTTCTTTTGATTTCTCTACCACGATATCGTGGAAAAGTTCTTCTGCTTTATCTTTATCTTCATTCACTAGAAGATCAAGCAGTTGTTCAAATTTGCTTGTGTCTGACATTGTTTTCTCCTTAATTTATATTAGTTGGCAAGGCTGTCCCTTGTATTTACGATAAAACCACTTTTACCGGTGAAAATAGGCTCATTTCTTACATTCTTGCTAATCATGTGGTTTTTTGAGTCTAAATTCGAGTTCATCATAGTCAATATTGCGTATATTATCGTAACTGTTAAGTTGTGCTGGACAAAAATCTCCAACGTTAGTTACCCTTAAAAACTGTGTATCAGTATTAGTTCTGATTACGCTTTCAGTTTGTCTAAGCCAATTGCCATAATACGTTGCTGGTTCTTTTGATTTCTTATAATTGTTAGTGTCTGCAAACAAGTTATTAAACTTCTTGCCACCATTTAATCCCATATAATCAAAACCTAGTATGTAGATGGTTTTATGCTTGTCGTCAGCCGCTTTTGCTAGTGCTGTAGGACCACTACTCCATCCTCTGCTAGGTTGAAAATAATTAAGATTAGTATATTCTTTGTATCCGTTATTATAGTTTGTCCATACCACATGATTGTGATGATAACCATCTGCTACAATCTCATGTACCATTTTTGGATCAACTGCAATAAGAACATCAGGTTCAAAACT